GCAGGCATTTATATTCGCACAGCCACCGGCGGCAGCAGCAGGGACGCCGACTACACCTACGCGGGCACCATGCCGGACGTGTTCAGCGATGCGCAGTTCACGCTCTACGGAGACGTGGACTCCACGAAAAACGTCAAGTTCAACGTAGACGCCCAAGTCGGCACAAACCAAACCCGCGTAATTACAGTCCCAAACAAAAACATCACGCTGGACGACGCAGGCGACTCTCGCACCCCAACCAGCCACACCCACGGCAACCTAACCAACGACGGCAAAATCGGCACCACCGCCAACCTCCCCTTAAAAACAGGCACCAACGGCGTAGTCGAGGCGGGTTCATTCGGCACGGCGGCAGGGAGCTTTTGCGCTGGCGACGATGCGCGGCTTTCGGATGACCGCGACCCGAATCTTCATGCCGCCAGTCACGCCGCAGGGGGAAGTGATCCTGTCTCATTGCAGCTTACGCAAGTAGTCGCTCCTTCGGGCGGGCTTGGTCCTTTAGGCGAAGGCGAGACATTAAATGATTACTTTGCCAGCGCGGGGAACATTGTTTTCAGCAACACGGAAGACTTCGCCGCCAGCGGCTCCATCACAACCAGCGGCCTCACCCAAGCCACCGCCCGTCTAATCGGAAGAACTTCCAGCGGAACAGGCTCCATCGAGGAGATCCAAATCGGCTCGGGCTTGAGCTTGTCGGCGGGGGAGTTGTCTTCCACAGTCAGCGCGGGCATCCCTGCAACCATCGTGGACGCCAAAGGCGACCTCCTCGTCGCCTCGGCGGCAGACGCCGTGGCGCGACTCCCCGTGGGCGGCACCAACGGCCATGTGCTGACGGTGGACTCGGCGGAGACGCTGGGGGTGAAATGGGCGGCGGCATCGGGTGGCGGCGTCACGGGCGCAGCATCCTCGGCCTCGGATGTCCTCGGCGTTTCGGGGGCGAACATTACTGGCGTTGACGCCAACGCGGATCGCCTAATTTTCTACGATGACAGCGCCAGTAAACTCACCCACGCCACCGCAGGCAAGGGGCTTTCATTTGATGGCACCACGCTAAATAGCGCCCAAGCGTTCCCCGTCGATCCCATATCGCGTGGCGCAACTTTCATTTCTTATTTGGGTCATTCATTTGTTGGGAATAGCTCCAACACGGTAAACACATCAGGCGGATTTCCTCTTTTTTCGTTAGTCTATGTTCCGAAATCTGCAAACTATACGACCTTTACTTGTATCGTATCGAGCGCAGGCTCCGCATCTTCGCTTGGGAAGATGGCCCTATACACAATCAACGCGGCAGACGCATTACCCAACGCTCTCGTCTGTGAAAGTGGCACCTTTGCGGCGGACAGCACGGGCATAAAACAGCCAACGATGGCTTCTACGTTCGTCTCTGAGGGCTGGTATTACATGGCCATTGGAACAAACAGCACGACCAATATGAATTTTACAGGCGACGCAATGGCAAGTTTGCGAGGAAAATTTGCAGGATCATCGGGCAGTGCCCCATTGTTGCTTGATTATTCGCAGAAACTCTACGCCGATTTGTGGCCTAATCCGTGGAACGGAACTAACTCTACATTCCGCAGCGCGAATCACCCAATCACCTCTTTAACCTAATGAAACTGCAACGCTTTGCCCCTGACGGGACGCTGATTTTTGAGCAAGAGTATCCCGATCCGCCTGCACTCCATATCACAGCAGAGGAGGCGGTATCACAATACTTCAGCGCCTACCAAATCGCCGCCCTCCAACGCCTTGAAATGGCCCTCATGCAAGCAGGCAAACCCCTCGGCGTGAAGATGACGGCCGCAAAGCAGTGGCTTGAAGGCGTCATGCTTGGCTGGGCGATGAATCCAACGCCCGCGCCTGCGGAGAGTTTTGGAAGTCCTGCAGGTGGCGTGACGTTTGAGCAGGCCAGCGCCGAGGCGGTTCAGGATCTCAACAGCTAATGCGCACCGTCACCTTACAATCTATCCTCCTCCGCGCATGGCAGCGCGCAGGCAACGACGGCTCGGATATTTCTAACATCCCATCCGGCGCAAGAACCATGATGGTCGCCGCCGCCAACGAGCGCATCGCCGACTGCTGGGAGTGGGCCGACTGGCCTGAGCTTATGCGCGTTGAAAGCCGCACAGTCGAGGGGGACTCCACGAACGGCTACTATATTCCATCGGAGCAGGTGAGCCAGACGCCCATGGGAGAGGTTTTTGCGATATATCGAGACTCGCCCGCAACACACGTCGCACCGAGGCAGATAGGTTTCACGCTCTTAGGCGACAACATTCGCTTCCCCGAAGACACCGACCTGCCAACCACCGTCTGGGTCAACTTCCGCGTGCGTCCGACCGAATACAGCGCCAGCAACCTCACCGCGACCGTGCCCGCCGTCATCGCCAAAGCAGTCGGCTACCTGCTCACCTCGGATCTGCAAACCGAAGACGGACAACTGGACAAAGCACTCGCCATGGAACAGCTCGCCGAGTCCGAGCTGATCTCGCAGCGCGACAAATACTATTTCCAGCAGGGCCAGCCCAGCATGTGGACCGCCCGCGTCAACCAATACTAACCAACCAACACTATGGGATTCCCTAACAACAAAATCACCAACGGCCTCAGCGGCGGCAACTACATCGCCGACACAACCCTGCGGAACGGCGACTGGCTCGCCGTGCAAGTCCTCGCCGACGCCAAGTTCCACACGCTGACCGGCAACATCGCCGACATAGCGAACACCACCGACGCCAGCGCCCCAGTCGTTCCGGCAGGCACGATCTTGTTCGGCAAGTTCACCGCCATCGACCTGCACAGCGGCCGCATCATCGCCTACACCGCCTAATGATCCTCGCCCCGACATTGTTGCTGAACGCTGGGTCCGGCGCCGCCATCGCGCGCCCGACCTTCAGCCGCGACTTTGCCGGAGAGAAGACCTTAAACAACGGCACCGGCCCTGCGATCAGCTTCACGCGGGCATCGAACGCCACCTTCTTCGACGCCAACGGCACGCTGCAAACGGCCAGCAACGATGCGCCACGCTTCGACCATTCTGGCGGCAGCAGCTTGGGGCTTCTCATCGAGGAGTCCAGAACCAACAGCATCCGCAACTCGCAGGCTGGTGGTTCGACCAATGGGGTGATTGGGAGTGGTGGGGCAGTCCCTACAAATTGGAGCGCGGCTAGTTCAACTGGCGTTGATATAGAAATTGTCGGCATTGGCACGGTAAGTGGGTTTGCGTATGTCGACATTAAATTCAGCGGCACAAGCACACAGGCTGGAAGTGTCAACGGAGTTGTCCGCTTTGAGCAAAATACACAAATTGCTGCATCGGCCGCACAGACATGGACAGGCTCCTGCTACATCGGCCTCATTGCCGGATCTTCGGCTAATTTGAGCAACATTGCGCTATCGACTATTGAAAGAAATGCCGCTGGCTCGCTTTTACAAAGAACGTCATCGACAACAATTACCGGAGCAACGCTCACTCGCTACTCGGCAACGAGAACCTTAACAGACGCCACAACGGCCCACGTTCAAAATCAAATTGAACTTTTCGGCATAGACAACGGCGACCCCATCGACCTAACCCTCCGCATAGCCGCCCCGCAGCTAGAGCAAGGCGCCTTCCCCACCAGCTACATCCCGACGACCACCGCCGCCGCCACCCGCGCCACGGATGTCGCCGACATCACCTCAATTTCGTCTTTCTACAACCAAGCCGAAGGCACGCTATTTGCTGAAGGCGTGATCCGCAAAAACACGGACGGAACGCCGTTGCTTTTCGACGACACGACGCAAGACGAGGTTGTCAGACTTTCTGTTTTGAGCAACGGCATCCCCTCTCTTGTGGTTGTGGACGGCGGTGTATCTCAAGCGTCCATTGGCATCGGCTCTGCGATTACCGCGCCATTCACCTACAAACTGGCAGGAGCGGCGAAGCAGGACGACTTTCAAGCGGCGCTCAACGGGGCGCTCGGAACCGCCGACACCAGCGGCACCATGCCCACGCTAACACGTCTTCGCCTTGGCAGAAGGCTTGCCGCAACGGGTGTTTACAGCGGCACCATCGCCAAGATCGCCTACTACCCCCGCCGCTTGAGCAACAGTTTGCTCCAACAACTCACGACGTAACATGAAGGACTTTCTCTACAAATTCCCCAACGAAGCCACGGCGCAAACCGCGCTGGCCGATTACTATGATGCCGAGACTGGCTGGCAGACCGGCGGCACCGGCTTCGCCCTTGATCCGGTGGGTGTGCTGGTGGACACCGACATGACCGACCCCGAGAACCCCGTCAGCACGCTCCTCGACGGCTGGCACCTCAACCTCCGCGTGACCGACGACCGGCCCGATCCGGCACCGACCTACAGCGTCACTCCGACCCAGCAACGGAGGGTGTGGCTATGACCTCGTGGCACTATCACATGACGACGACCGAGAAGGGTGTCATCGGCACCGCGACCAGCATCGGATCGTCCATCTTTTCAATGTTACCGCACCTTGAAGCAACCCTCCGCATCGGCGGACTAATTATAGGAATTTTGGTCGGACTGGCCACGCTCATCAGCGTCCTTCACGACATTCGGAAAAAACAGAAAGAACTAAAGAAATGAGAAACTGGAAAACCTCACTCCTCGGAGTGCTCACAATCATCGCCTCACTCAGCACCGCCGGACGCGAATTTCTGGCCAGCGGCCAAGTGCCGGACATCGGCCTCGTCGCCGCAAGTCTACTCGCGGGCTGGGGGCTAATTGTTGCGAAGGATTCGACCGCCCGCCTCTGACTCCATGAGCCACGCCCGCGCCACAAAACTCATTGCAGTTGCGATCCTCGCCGCGAGCTGGGCTGCTCTTGCGGCTGGCTGCGTGACGCTGGGCTACGACTTCATTAAGCAACAAGCCACCGTCACCTTCGACCCTAAGACTGTCAAAGAACCGACCAAGTGATCCCCAAGAGCCGACCACAACAAAAGCGCGACGAGACGCTGAAGCAGCTCAAGGCTGCCAACGTCAGCGATCCGGTGTGTCTGGTCGGCATTCGTGGCTACTACCGCGACAGCATGGGCGCCAAGGGCAAGCAGGATCGCGGAATCTATGACGACGCCATCATCCTTGTCTCGCCCAACGCGCACGTTGCCTTCAATGCCAACGTCGATCCTGCCCGCTACGGCATCAACCCAAAGATCGGCAAAGGCTACGCATCGCTCAAGTCAGGTGTCTACCGCTACAAGCTGGGCAAGCACGGCATTCGGAGCGGCAACCCTTACAAAGCTCTGGTGCAGGGCGATGCAGTCACCGTCCAGCGCGACGGCGGCAAGGAAGAGACCGGCTTCTTCGGCATCAACATCCATCGCGGCGGAATCACCCGCACCAACAGCGAAGGCTGCCAGACCCTGCCGCCCGCCCAGTGGCCCGCCTTCATCTCCCTCGTAGAGTCCGAGATGAAGCGCAACAACGCGAAAACCGTCAGCTATGTCCTGACCAGCCGGAAGGACGCCGCCTAATGGCATTAGAGAGTCCAGTCCAACGCGACGGTGACGCCGGTTTCCTCGGCTTCGCCAGCCGCTTGAACCCGCTGACCTTGCCCGCAGGCATGTTGCAAGACAGCGTCAATATGCGCTTGGATCGCGGCGTGGCACAGACCCGCAAGGGCAGCAAGCGCCTCACCGACACCATCGGCACGACCGGCGCCCCGCTGACTCTCGACTTTACCCTCGGCACAGACGTTTCCGTCACTTCGATCACCCGCGCCTCAACCACGGCCACCGTCACCGCAACCGCCCACGGCTTCACGACCGGCGACCAGATCAACATTCGCGGCGCCGCCGAGACAGACTACAACGGCGACTTCATCGTCACCGTCACGGACGCCAATACTTTTACCTACACCGTCAGCGGCAGCCCCGCGACACCGGCCACCGGCACGATCATCGCCAACAACGGCCCCGAAGTGCGCGACAGCTATGACGGCGGACTCTACGCGGCCGGTGTATTCGCCAGCCAGAACTACGACAACGCGAACGAATACATTGTCCTCGCCGGATCGGATAGCGCCACGCTCTACCGGCAGGGACAATCTCCGGTGGTCAAGACTTACCCGACAAGCCCCGCTGAAAAGATTGAAGGCACAGACACTGTCTCGGTGGTGCAGGCATTCGACCGCCTCTACATCCTCCGCGAAGCCGACCGCGCCGTCACCGGCTGGGAGCAAAAGCTCACGACTGCTTCCGGTATTACGGTCAGCACCACCACGGCCACCATTAACGTCACCGCCCACGGCTACCCCGAAGGCGCCCGCGTCCGCATCGAAGGGTCAACGGTTAGCCCCGCCTTCGACGGCCACGAATACGACATCACAGGCATCGCCACCGACTCTTTCACAATCACCGTCCCAAGCGGCACCGCGACCCACGCTGCCGCTGGCATCAAGGTTCGCCGCGTGAAGCCCCCAATCTATTGGGATGGCGGCGCTGGCAACTTCGTCCGCGCCACCGCAGGCGTGCCAGCCGAAGGCGTCACCTACACCCGCATGCCGAGTGTCGGCTGGGCGAGCTACCACAACAACCGCATGTGGATAGCCAAGGAGCGCAACACGGTGGGAATTAGCGACGTGCTGGACGCCGACCTCTACGATCCATTCTGGAACAGTTTCCGCGCAGGCGTCGGCGGCGACGACCGCATTGTTGCAGTCCACCCATGGATTGAGGGCCAAGCCCTCGTCTTCTGCCGCAAATCCATCTGGCTCGCCACGCTCGGCCAAGTGTCATCCACAGATGGCAGTGCCTTCTCGGTGGACACTCCGGTGTCACAACTCACGATGCTCACAAACGAGATCGGATGCAGCGCCCGCAACACCATTGTCACCGCAGGCAGTTTTGTCTTCTTCCTGAGTGACGCAGGAATATACCGCCTCGACAGCCGCCTCGATCTAAAGCTGCGCGGAGACACCAAGCCCCTCTCCGAACCCATCGCCGACCTGTTCAGCCAAGTGGTGCAAAGCCGCGTGGAGAAGTCTGCCTTCGGCGTATGGCACGCCAACCGATACCTCATTGCGCTCCCGACCAGTGCCGAACCGCTCGACGGAAACCAGCTCGTCATTGCGTGGAATGCGCTGACAGACACATGGGAATACCGCGACATCTATCCGAGCAGCGCCTCGGTCAACCAGATCCTTGTCGGCACCTACGATAATCAGCGCCGCGTCTTCTCAATCCCCCGCTCTGGCAACCTCTACCTGCTGGAAGAAGAGAACACTGCCGTGGACGCCAATGCGGCGAGCAGCTTGGTCGGCAGCAACCCTGTCACCGGCAGCATCAAGACCCGCCGCTACGACTTCGGCGACATGCACAGCAAGCGGTTCCTCCGCACCATCGCCGATGTCGTCATTCCGGCGGGCGCCAGCGTCACGACCAAGATCAGCACGATCAATCCTGACACCGAAACGACAGTCGGCACACTGACCAATAGCGCAACCAGCGCCGAGGACTACAACATGAAGACACCGGTGCGCTACAAGGCGCATAGCGCCGAAGTCATTTACGAAACATCAAACGGCCGACCGGAGATCCGCTCGGCATCCATTGAGGCATCGCCCAAATCCTTGCCTCCGACCGAAACCCGATCAGCAGCATAATTCCTATGGCCTCATATAATTACACATTTACATCTGGGGATACCGTGACCCCGACTAAGTTGAATTCCGCCCGCACCGTCAGCGACATCGTCAACGCTGACATCAAGAGCGATGCGGCGATTGCTGGAACGAAGGTTGATCCCAACTTTGGAACGCAGGCAATTACGGCCGGTGCTGGAAGCGTTATCACTGGCAATACTTCAACGAATGCACTGCGCATTACACAAGAAGGCTCTGGCAATGCGCTGGTGGTAGAGGACTCGGCGAATCCTGATTCGACACCGTTGGTCATCAATAATGTTGGGCAGATCATTTCTGGGGCGACAAGCGCGGTGGACGCGAACTCCGGTTTGCAACTAGTAAGCTCGTCCACCTCTGCCCCGAATGGCAGTGTTACCCTTTCTTTTTATGATGGATCTGGTTTTGGAAATAACGCCACTTACCGAAGCCGAAGGGCCAGAGGAAGCTCCACGGCTCCAGAGGTCGTGCAAGCCGGAGACTTGTTAGGCAGTGTTGCTTTTCACGGACACGATGGCTCTACGTTCATTCCGGCGGCAAACATAGTTAGTCTAGTAGACGGAACCCCGGGAACAAACGACATGCCGGGGGCGCTGGCATTTAGAACAACGTCAGACGGCGCTGCAACCGTCACAGAGCGCATGCGCATCACCAGCGCAGGCAATGTCGGCATCAACACAACGTCACCCACCGCGAGACTTACGGTCGCCCACAACGACTCCACGGACGCCGTGCGCATCACGCAGGAGGGCAGCGGGAATGCGCTGGTGATTGAGGACTCGACGAACCCTGACGCTACGCCGTTAGTGGTGACGGCCGCAGGAAATCTTCAAATCGGAACAACCGTCGCATCAACAAGGAAGGCAGACATTGTCGGAATTACACTT